TGCTCAGGGCGCTGACGGCCGTGATGCGCCGGTAGTGCACCGTGCCGTCCACCAGCTCGATGCGCAGGTCGCGCCGGTTCACCTGCAGAGGCCAGTCGCTGATGCCCATCCACTGCACGTCCAGCAAAGGGCTGCCGCTGGCCAGCGGCGCCACGGCCACCAGGTCAACGGCCCGGCTCGGCACCCAGATCGGCGTCCAGCGGCCCGCCAGGGCGTACAGCAGCGACCGGAAGGCCGCCAGCTCGTCCCGGCCCACCAGGTCTACCTGGAACCGGAAGGCGGCCAGCGGGATGCCTGGCTGGTCGTAGAACGCGGGCACACCCGTGCTGTTGTCCACTACGGCGACGTCGCGGTCCGGACGGTGCTCCGGGTCAGCCGACCAGCTGATCGGCATCTCCAGCACCATGGCCCCGCGGTAGCTGGGCATGCCGTGGTCGTCGCTCCAATCCATGGGCTCCAGCACGCGGAAGCTCACCCTCGCCGACAAGGCGTCGCCAGTGAACCGCGGCAGCAGCGGCACGGAGGCAAGCCGGCCCTCAACCAGCGGCGCCACCGTCGTGCCGGCGGGCCAGCTGCTGGCCAGCGCGGTGTCGAGCTCGATCTCGGTGTCGGTGACCCCGGCGACTTCGTGCACTTCGAAGTGGCGCGGGTCCTGCGCCATAACCAGGGCTCGGCCACCGACCGTAAACCGGCGCAGGCGGGCGTCGGCCACGAGCGTGGTAGTCCCGGAGGCGGCCTCCGTTTCCAGCTCCGTGCCGTCCTGGACCAGCGGCACGTCCCAGCTACCGGCGCCATTGAGGGTGACCACGTGCTCCAGCTGGCGGCGCTCGGCCCCGCTGTGCAGCGTGTCGAATTCGAGGAACACTCGCGGCGCCTCGCGCTGGCGGCGTGCTTGCTCCTCTCCGGTCGGAGCGTGCATGAGGTCCGTCAGATGTTCGATGCGCTCGGCGACGTCGCCGGCGGCGGCGAATGTCCAGGGATAGGCGTCAGCCACGCATCAGCCCTTCCCAGTTGTTCCGCACGTGGGTGATCACCACGTCCTCGCCGGCGACGCCGGCCATGGCGTTGGCCACCGCGTCGTCGCCGATGGCCACGATGGGCGTGGTAACGCGGCCACCGGCGCCTCCCCGGCCGCCGTTGTCGCGGTGGCGCGGATCGGTCTCGGTGATGACCTCCTCGCCGCGGCGCAGGATGGCCGGCACCTCGTCCGGGGCCAGGCCCGCGATGCCGCCACCGTGGTAGCGCGGGGCCTGGCCGAAGATCAGCGGCGAAACGCCCTCGCGGCGCATGCCCAGACGCCCGGCGATGCCGCCGCCGTGCCCCACCCCCACGTTGAGGCTGGCGGCCGTCGCCTTTCCCAGGCCCGGATAGATGGCGTCGAGCAGCTTGAGCACCAGGAAGGTGGCCAGTGCCCGGGCCGCGATCTGCGCCATGCCCTGCACGAAGCTGAGCACGAAGTCGCGCAGGGCGTCTTTTGCGTTCTCCGCGCCGGTGGCCAGATCGGTGAACAGGTTGGTCACCGAGTTGATGGCCTGGTCCTGCACCGACTGCCGGAACTGCTGCTGCGACGCCGCCACCTGGGCGATGCTGCCGTCCAGCTCCTGCAGAAACTGCAAGACAGACGGATCCTTGGTCTCGTCGTAGTACGCCGCGACCGACTGGCGCAATGCCTGCAGGGTGGCCAGCGACGCCGAGCGGGCCTGGTCGATCTGGCGCTCGGCCTCGGCCGCGCCGATCGCACCGGCCTCGGACTGCGCCCCGACGGACGTCTCGGTGGTCCGCAAGCTGCCCAGTGCCGCCTGCATCTGGGCCTGGAACGCCTGAAGGCGCGCCGAGATCAGCTCGCGGTTGAAGACGGCGTCGACCAGAGCCAGGCCGGTTCCGTTGCCCTCGCGCTCCAGCTGCGACCGGACTTCCCGGAACTGCTCGACCAGCTTGATGGTCGCGGCCGCCTCGGCGTTGCCGTTGAGCTCGAGCAGCCGGACGCTCAGCTCCTGCAGCTTCTTGGCCAACTCGCCCTCGGCGGCGGCCTGCTCGCGGGCGGCGCGGGGCCCGATCTCGGCGCGATCGCGCTGCAGCTTCACGATCTCGGTAAGGATCGTGGACTGCTGCTCGGTGGTCTCCGCCACCCGCAGCTCCTCCTGCGCCTGCCGGATGGCCAGATCCACGGCCTCGGTCTCGAGCTGGACCTTCTTGTCGAAGTAGGCCTGCAGGCTGAGCTCGCCGGCGTCGTACATCCGCTGCAGCTCGCGGATCGAACGGTCCACCGCATCGCGAAGCAGCGCGAGGCTGTTCGCAGCTGCACGGCCCGCCGCCTCAGACCCAGTGGATCCGGAACCGCCGCCGGCGTCGCCTCCGGCGACCGCTTCTGCGCCAAGCAACTTGTTCTCGATCGCGGCTTTCGCCAGCGCGTCGAACTCGCCGCGGATCCGATCAACCGAATCCTCGGTCGCGAGCGCCGCATCCATGGCCTGCCGCGTGAAGTCCTCGTAGGCGGACCCACTGGAGCGGATCAGGCCGGCAAACTTGCGCGCCTTCGCCACCGTACTGGCGTTGAGGCCGAAGAAGTCGACGCCCTCGGCGAGGCTGGCGATGTTGTCCAGACCCTTCGCCGCGTTGTCACGCACGATGTTGAGAGCGCCGACGATCGCGGACTTGATGCCCAGACCCAGCACCGTCGCCGCCAACTTGAGCCGCTCGAAGCCGATCAGCAGATTGTTGACGAAAGCGATGCCGGCGAGCTCGACCTCGAGGAACTCATTCTTGAGGTAAGTGCCCACCTCCCAGCCGATGAACGCGGCGGCGACCGTGGCCGCCGCGCCCTTGAGGCGGCCGGCCCACGTGCCGGCCGACTTGATGCCGAGCGTCTGCGCCAGGTTGGTCGCGATGACCTGGTTCTTGTAGAGCGTCAGTGCGCCGGTGGCCAGCGCGATTGCGGCGGGACCTGCACGGAAGGCCAAGAAATAGGCGACCAGCAATTTCGTACCGAGCACCAACAGCGACGCGATCACCGGCAGGTTGTCGGCCACTGCCTTCAAGAACTGAATGATGACCTGCGCAGCGCTATTGGCCTCGTTAGAGTCGTTGATGAAGGCGAGCAGCGCGTTCGACAGGCGCGTAAATGCGCCGGCGATGGTGTCCGGAAGGTTGCGCGACTCGGCCTGCAGCTTGGCCTGCTGCGTCAGGATGGCGCGCACGATCAGGTCTGGCGTGAGCTGGCCCTCCTTGGCCAGCTTTCGCAGGTTTTCGGCGCCCTTCACGCCCAGCTCGACCAGGCCGTCCTGAATGGCCTGACCCAATCGCGGCGTCTGCTCGAGCACGCTGTTGAGCTCCTCGCCCCGCAGCGTGCCGGAGGCCAGGCCTTGTCCCAGTTGCACGATCGCCGCATCCAGCCCCTGCTGGGACGCGAACGACAGGCGACCGGCTTGCAGAATGGTCTCGGTCAGGTTCGCCTGCGCGCCCTGCCCCAGCCTCAGGTTCCGCGTAGCCCGGCCCAGGCGCCCGTACAGGTCCACCGAGGTTTCCAGCGACACCTGGTTGCGCTGGGCGATGTTAAACGTGTCGCGCTGGGCACGGTTGAACTCCTCCTGCGACCGCGTCGCCAGCCGCAGGCGCCCCTGCAGCTGCGCCGCCTGGTCCGAGAGGCGGGCGAACGTGCGAAGCCCTTGGATCGACAGGTACGTGCCGGCGATCGCCGCAAGCTCTTGCCGAGCCCGCCGCAGGCCGTTCACGAAGGCATTGTTCTCGCCCAGGCTGGTCGCGGCCGACTTCTTAACGCCCGCAAGGTCGCGCTGCAGCGTGACCAGGCCGTTCTTGATGTCGGCCAGATCAGCGCTGATGCGGACGCGAAGGTTAGTTTGTGGGCTTGCCATGCGTGAGTGCCTTCAGATACGCCTTGAATTCCTGCTTTGGATACTTCGCCGCCCGAAGGTTGACCACGTGGTCCGCCAGTTCCCGCCGCTTGGCCCGCTCCGCCGCTTCGGTGAACGTACGCAGCTGCCCGAGGGTGTATCCGCGCACGTCCTGCAGGCTGTGGCCGCGCTCGATCAGGAGCTGGACGGTGTCAGCCCATCCCCACTCGACAACGGCCCGCCCCGGCTTCCCAGCAGCGGTCCGAGCCTCTGGACGAAAAAATCCCGGTTCACCTCGACCAGGGCCTTGGCCAGAACCACGAACTCGTCCAGATCGCCGCCAGCCACCCACTCGGGCGTCTTGCCGATGCAGATCGCAGCGGCCTGGTAGATGGCCTCGCCGTGGTCGGCTACCAGG